AATTCTTATCTCTTTATCCAATCCGGCTGGAACATTGACCAGACCTTTTTCTATTAGATCCATTCCTTCCAGAATATCGGCTGGTAAACCTATATGACCTTCAATTAGTAGCTCTCCAACCAGGACATATTCTGGAGCGTCCTTATCAAACATCTGCTTCATTATGCCTTGAGCATCATCACCGAATCCCTCGACCAAAGTTTGTAACAATTGAGCTTTTTCCATGATTGTTGTTTCTTCATCATTTAATGTTTTTATAAGATTATTCGACTCAACATCTGTTAGTGGGGATCCTTCTGTGGTACCATAGAGAGCTTGGACCAATCTTAATTGATCCATACGATTTGCGATAGTTTCTGGATCTGCGTAATTTATCGGTTCTATTTCTGTTATTCTGCCTTGCTCTACTGCCAAGGATAAAATATCCTTTTTTATTCCAGCCTGGGTTTCTGTGAGAACCGTCTTATACCTTTCTAATAATTGAACTTGCGGAGCCGAAAGATCTTCCTCCTTCTCCATATTGCCAATAATAGCTTCCATTAGTGTGGTTGTTTGGTGCATAAAACTTACATCAGTTTCTACCCCATTGATTTCAATTTTCTTATTTATTAGTGAGTTTGTTATTTCAAGCTCAACTTCGAGATCGTATGCAATATCATGATTACCATTATCTTTCGCTCGCTGTATTAATTCTGTAATACCATTTGGGATCTGATTATGTTGTAAGGAATAAATTGCATCCTTGGCTTCAGCTTTAACGTGGCTGGTTATAAGATCTGTTTGTGCTTTTGCTTCAGCATCTGCTAGTGATTGTTGTTTTGAATAGATTGATTTATAACTCGCTAACAATATAGCATCTTTGCCAGACAGATTCCTCTGGGAATCCAGTTCATCAATCTGGGTTTTCATCACTTCTAAGGATTGGGTGCCAAAGACTTCCAATTGTGAAGCGTGTAAGAAAGCATCCTCTAAGTTTGCTTCATACTTGGTGCCGATAACTTTTAGTTTTAATTCATCTAGGTTATCTGGAAATTTACCTTGTTCTAAAGCTTTAATTGCCCAGTGCACGTCATAGGCTAGTTCTTTTTCTTTTTCTGCAAGATCTGCTTTCATCGCTTGCTCTTTTCTGTTTTCGGCTGATCTAACCCTGTTGATCTCTGTTTGCATCCCGGAGATAATAGATCTCACTGTTTCTGGCTTTATATCTACCTCTGCAAAATCTGATGAATTTTTTTCAAATGCTGCTATAGCTTCCTCTGCAGCTTCTATGCCATCAACTTCTAATATTCTTTTTAAAGTTCCAAAAGCCAGCTCTTTATCTGTCATTTCAGAAAGCTTAGACATATAATTAGTTAGATATTCTTCGGTAACAAGACCAGCATTAACTCCTTGTTGTAAACTATATTGGATCTGAGCCATTTGATCACCGACTCCATCAATATTGCCCGCTCCTGCCATTTGCAGTGCTAACTCTTCTGCTACTAGAATGCCTCTATTTATTTGGCCTATAATCTCTTGTTCATCCTTTTTATGAATTGCCTTGCCAATCTCGATCGTACCAGCAGAGATAGAAGCATCAATGTCCGCTTCAGCCATCGCCCACATAGCCGGATCCACTTCTGACAATAATCCTTTTTTATATGCAGCTGCTTTAGTCGTGAAAGCGGCCAGGTCATATTCATTTTCTAGTTTGAGCTTTGATATGGTTTCATTGATGTCGATCTTGATCGCAGCACCATGGGCGATCTGTGCTCCCTGGTTGAATGCGCGAGAACGAATGGTTGAATTATCGCTGAGATCTATACCACCTGTTTTCCCACTGGCAGCTAAAAGGCCAGCTTGTTTACCTTCAATTTGAGCTTGTTGATCCAGGCGGGTATGTTGAGTATTGGCAAACGATCGTAGTCTTTCTGCTAAAGAAAAGCCATAATCTGCAGCTGCCTTAGAAGTGGGCACTGCCTGGGCAGCTTCACTGCGCGCATACCTTGGTAATTCTGCCATTGTTACCCCCTACTTATAGTTCGGGTGATGCCTTCTAACATCGTTGCTCTTGCGCTGGCATAACCATACCTTCTAGCTGCCTTCCCGGATTCTAAGAGAGATTGTCTTTTCATCGCCAGGTTAGCTTTACCCATGGACTGATCATATTCAAATTCCTCTATATCTTGTGCCATCATATTTACTGATGATCCTTCAAATGCAGCAACACCCTGGGCACCTCTAACTGCATTCTGGGTTGCCAGAGCTGCCAGTATTCTTTGCTTCCTTTGGATCTCCCGATCCTTGGCAGCAAACTCTTCTCTCTCAGCGTCGCGTTGATATTGTTGATCTTTTGCTACACCCGCATCTCTACTTGCATTGGCACTGGCACTTGAGGCTGCTATACCTACTACTGCTCCTAAAAATGCTCCCATCTAAACCTCCACTTCCACACCTAATCCTAATAATGTCATTGGTGTAGGATCTGTTTGAGTGATCTCGACCTGGGCCAAGTCGGTCCACCCTAGTAAATACATTTCCCTTATCCCGGTGAAGGGAGTCGGTGCACTGCCCAAAGTCATACCAAAGTTTCGATCAATGAATCGATCACCATTGATACTAATCCCTAAAGATTCATAGAGATTTGGCACAACCTTTATAATTCGTTTTCTCCTGGTCAGAGTTGGACCATCCTCGAAGTCCATATTGACCGGCATTGTTTTAATGCTGGAGGTGTAATTGAGTCCTACCTCAACGACCGTTCCATCTTCTGTCAGAGTAATTGATCCACCGGATGGAGTAGCATTATCACGAATAGCTCCATCTGCCCGCACTCGACAAGCTTCGCCATTTAAGTGAGCCAACCCTGTCACTGAAGTTCCTGGAGATCCCAGCGTCACTATTTTATTTGCATCAGTATAGCTATCGACATCCAGTTGTTCCAGGTAGCGAACAGTGGATGAATCTATGGTTCTTTTAACTATCACATAAACTTCATCAACCACCACTGACACACTCTCAACTTCGCCAGTTGTTTCCCATTTCGTCCAACCGGAAACTTCCTGCGCTCTTAGAGTGTTAAATACAGCCATAGTGCCATCTCCATTGACGAAATAGAGATAGTTTGCATCATCGCTAGAGGTACCCTTGGAGACATCCATATCGACCGGAGAATTGAGTAAATGGGACGCAAGTAATGAAACTGTCCCGGAGGTGTAAGCGTCCTCATTATAGGAAAATAAAAACTCTCTCACTGACTTCCCGGTCCGGTCTATAAATATGACAGATCCATCGATCATTTTTGGAGGTATCGAGGTAGATCCAAACAAAGTTTCACGTCTTACTGCAATCTTCGCTGGAGTGATCGGAGAGTCTTGAATTGAGAACTCGCCGCCAGTTGTAAATATGTTTAAATGACGGCCTGCATAAACCGCGGTAATCGCGTTTACTTGATCAGTGTCCAGGGTAACGTCGATACCTTCATCGTCCAAGGAAGTGCCATCGTCAAAATTATAAAAATCGTTTGTCTTGGATCCCCATATTGTTTGTGGTCTTTGTCCAGATCCTCCAAACCAAAGCCTACTCTGATAGAAAGTGACACTCTTTGGGTACCCCCTGGTTCCGGACCATACATCTTCAGCTCCAGAGCCAAAATCAAATTGTGGCACATTGCTTAGAGTGATCGTTGATAAGGTCCAGGATGTATGAGAAGCTCCTCTGACTAATTTTCGCGGTGCATGATCTTCATGGACCAGGATCATAGTGTCGGCAGATTGAGTCCATTGCAGCTCAAATAGTTGTGCCGTTGTATAAGGAGTGGTTACATCTGCCTGGTGAACACCATCTTTATAGACGGCAACACTTAAATTGGTAAAGACCAATAAATAAGTTTGCTCGACGTTGAATGCAAATGCTGCTAATCTAGCTTCAGCATTTATTGTAGCTACATATTTAAAACCTGGCCTTCTTTTGACACCGCCTTGCGGCATCGTAATAACATTGGTTGCTTCTTCAGCTCCCTGGTAAAAATGTTTTAGATCTGTTCTGGATGCAAGTCTAGGATCCAGCACACCGGAGTTGAATGAAGTCTGTAGGGAAATAACTTTTGGCATTATTTCCTCACGTCAATAAATGGTGAATCCACAATTGGTCGCGGCGGTCTAGCCTGGGCATCGGTAAACCTGGCTCTTCTTAATGCAGTATCATATAAACGACGATACTCTTCAGCTTTTGAAGGGTTGTCGGTGATCGCTACCGCAAAAACTGACGCTAAATTAAATTCTAAAACCCGCTGAAAATAAGCGGGCATTTTGGCTTCATCTGGCTTGAATATATAATCCAAGTCCACTGCTTCCATGTTTGAATAGAGTTTATCTTCATAGAGTTCATAATCGGTATTCGGATAAACATAAATTGCCACAATATAATCGGCTGGAAGTTGGAAAGCATAACTCCATTTGTTGGCAGGAGTTGCCACTAATCTTGCTAAAGTCGCTTTAGCTGATGCGAATCTCCAGCGATGTTGTGATAATAAGTCTTTGTAGGTTGTTTCGTATAAGGCGGCAGCTATATTTGCTCCTGCTCCTCCCTCTGTAAATGATGCCATCGATCCATGGCCGATAAGATTTAGTGCATTGGAGCAGATCTCAATTGATGTTGCCATAAAATTACCTCTAAAAAAATGGCAGCCAACCTAATTAAAAGCCGCTGCCATCTTATTAACGTCTTGTCACTTACACCTA